TTGTCAAACATGTTTAGCGCCTCAATGGCAGCACGAGCGCCAAGGGCCACACAGACAAACGCCCCTGCATCCCTCGCAGCAATCAGGTAGTCTTCCTGACCCTTTTGCCAACTCGACTTGGTCCGGTCTTGCCGTTTCATTTCGCACACAAAAGTCGGAGCCGCCGGAATGATTAAATCCGCCGCCCCTTTGGTCAACCCTTGTGCCTTGGCAAACATAGCCTGCCCCGGTCTTCGCTTACCCTCGTTCTGTACGTGGATCAACAGCTTGCCCCATGTATCAGGGTACGTACGGCGCACATACCCCACAAACGCCGCCTGTTCAGCCGCTTCGGTCGGGCAGTTCCCGCGAAACTTCGGGTCTCCAAAAGTCTTGATCTGTGGGTTGAGCTTCATCCTACTAACTCCAATTCTTCGGCTGGCTCGTTATAGGCCAACACCTTGTAAAACCCGTTGGTGTCTTTCTTGTAGGTCACGGTTTTGGGTGTAATCATCCTGTTATCCGTTGCCTGATTAAACATGCTAAGCGCAACAATAGCTCCGGTAAACGTAGGCTCTTTCAACAGCCAAATCGAAAACGACCGATAAGGCGTGACGAAATCAACCTTCCAAGTTTCGTTACCATTACGGCTTATGCTGCTGGTAACATCCATGCCAACCACCTCGTCAACCTGTCTTTCGCTTGGCCTCTTTTTGTGCTTGGCGAAATCTAACGCCAGTTTCTTGTTCGGGTCAATAATCTCGCCCTTGCACTTCCAACACCGCCTCGCCGTTATGTCATTGTCAACGCCACAGTGAGGGCATTCCTTACTGGTCCATCGGTGCGCACACCGCACATAATGCGGACCATCCTTGACGTAACCTCCGCAAGCTCGCATGAAATGTGCTGGTATCGGACCCTCGTCTGTTTCGACCCGTTGATCTAGCGCGTCCAAAAAATACCCATCTTTCGACACATCATATTGGTCGGGGTTAGGCCTTGCCGTTACTTCTTGCTCCGTGTGGCATAAAGGACATGTCACCTCAATCGATCCTTCGCCCTTGGCCTTGTCATACGGTTGCACAATTTCAGGATTAAACAAGTCACCATCCGGGCAATGCTCCTCTATATTCCCGGCGTAGTCTAAAACAAGGAAGTCGGCCTTTCCTTTGTTAAGCCTTGTTCCTCGCCCAAGGATTTGCTGCAACAACACGGGGCTTTCCGTACGGCGCAACAGGGCAATCACATCGCAATGCGGAGCATCAAACCCCGTTGTTAAGACCGCCACGTTAACAAGGTATTTCAGCCGCCCCGCAACGAACCGTGCAATAATGGATTGGCGTTCCAACTTCGGAGTTTTTCCGGTAACGATTGCCGATATGTCAGGGGGCAGGCTGGCAAGTATTTCTTCGGCGTGTTCAATTGTTGCGCCAAACAACATAACCCCGTTGCGGTCACGGCTCTTTTCCACCACGTCTGCGACAATCTGGCTTGTAAGCCTGCCATGCCCGACAAATGCCCGGTCAACGCTTGCCGATGTGAACTTGCCTGTTGATGCCAATTCCAAGCCGCTTGTATCATACTGTGATACACTCTGCCCAATGGCAGGTGGGCATAAATACCCCTCGTCAATCAGATCATTCTCAGGCTTGCAATAAACCAGCGCCTTGAAGTAAGCCCCCGGCGTTCCGCCCATCTCGTAAATGTAGCCTTGCTTGGTGCGGAATGGTGTTGCCGTCATTCCAATCACGCGCAGATTGGGGTTTTCTTCGCGCATGGTTTCAACGATCTTGCGCATGGTCGGGGTCACCGCCTGATGGGCCTCATCAATAATCACAGCGCCGAACCCCTCGCTAAAACGGCGGAGGTGGTTTTTTACGGACATGGGCGTGGCAAACACAACAGGGTGCCGCGTTGAACGCGCACCAACGCTTGCCGAAAACAGCGAATACGGCTGTCCGGTTAATTTGTATTTGGCCGCGTTTTGCTCCAGCAGTTCTTTGGTTGGCTGTAGGCACAGGGTTTTTTTGTCAGAAATACGCCGTATAGTTTCGGACAGCATCGCCACGATAAACGACTTGCCGCCCCCACAGCCCACCTGCAAAACGCATGGATCCAGACTTTGCTTTATCCACGCGATAGCCGCGTCGTGTGCCGCCTGTTGGTAGTCGCGGGGGGTCATAGGTCGAACCCCTCTTGTGTCGGCGCGTGTGCAGGCGGCGCTACAAACAGGTCCGGCTGGGCGTATGCCTCCCGCACACGCTTGCATGCAATCTCGAAATATTCAGGGTCAAGTTCAATCCCGATGCCCTTCCGCCCAAGTTTCGCACAGGCAACCAATGTTGTGCCGCTACCCATGAAGGGGTCTAGGATTGTGTTGGCGGGGTTTGAAAACAGCCCGACCAACTCCATCATAAGAGGAACGGGCTTCTGTGTTTCATGTAAATGTTTTCCTCCGGGGGTGTTTTTGTTGTGCCTGAATGTTCCGACTCTACCTCCGCCGTTCCATTTGCTATGGCCCACACCACACCATGCAGCAACAATCGCTTCAAACCCCGCAGCCGGACCTTGCCCGTTAAATTGCGGCATAGCATCCGGCTTAATCCAGATCATGCATCTTTTATATTTTGCGCCGCATAATTCTATGCTGTCTCGCCACGGGGCGACGCCCTCAGCCATACAAAAAAATAATGCCCAACCGTTTGAAATCTCGCAGGCATTAGCCGCGACCGCATCGCGTCTACTTTCAATGTCACCAAAAGAGAACGCAGACGCTATTACGCCTCTATTGCGGCCAGTAATTTTTCTGGTCTTTCTGTGAGCCTCTTTTTCATAAGGCGGGTCTGTGACAACGGCGTCCACCTTGCCTAGGAGGGGCATGACCTCTAGGCAGTCACCAAGGATTAGGCGACAATCGCCAATCGTTACATCTTTCTTGATAATCATGACGGTTTATTCCCCATTAACCAAATGGCGGCGTCCTGCCAATCGGGGCGTAGGTGCAGAGCGTGGTTATGCGCAATCATCCACATGTACGCCTCTTTCCGGTCGGCCCACTTAAGCCACGCGGTTTCCTTCGGCGTTAGGTCGTACTCAACACCCATCCGCTCCATAGCTTTTTGCTCGGCAACTTTATGGGCCGCTGCAATCTTCGGGTTTGCTTTCTTGAATGGTGCAGGCAGGTCACCCACCACCAGTTCGCCCACATCGTGCAACAGCGCCGCGTACAGCAGTTCTTTGCTTGGGTTGGGATGCTCGGCAAGGATAATCACCGCAACGCCCCACTGGTGCTGTGCCAACGTCTGGTTGCTATCGGCCAGTTCAGGGTTGCTATGCCAGCGGCGTACCCCGCCTGACTTATACACGCGCTCAAGTTTCATTTGTTTGTCTCCTTTGGCAGGCTAGGTAGGGGCATCCAATGGGTGGCGCGGCCCCCAAACGTTTCATATGTGGAACATCTCCAACGCGGGGGGATGTCAAACTTAGTCGAGCCAAATTCTGTATTGCATACTAGAATTAATGTCCCATCCTTCGGCACAGTCTCAATCGGTTGCCACTGGGTTTCCCTCAATCTATCCTTGAGGTCGTCCCGCTCTTTGCAAACTCTGTTTAGGGCGTCGGCCCATGAACTTTCACTGGTCATCACGTCACCTTCCAATATTCTGTGTCTTTGCCCTTGTATGGCGTCAGGTCGGCATCCGGCGCTAAATCCTTCACGGCCTTAGAATACGACACGCTCCCCTTACGTTTAACCAGCGTGAGCTTATGGCCGCCAATTTCAGCGTCCCGCCCGTTGGCCCGTTTTACCATCTTGTCAATCAAATCGCGTTGCTGAGCCTTGGCGTTATCAATGGCGTTGTTCAGGTCAAGGTATTCAATCATCCACTTGGTGGCGCGGGTGTCTTCAATCACGTCACGCAATGGGCGCAAATAATCCTCCGGCTGGTCGCGTTCCTCTAGATAGTCAGAATAAAACCTAGCCAGTGCGTCCAGCATTTCAAAGATGAAATCCTCCTCGCGGCTAACAAGTTGCCTGCTTGTGCCTTCCGGCGCCCATTGCCAGAACCAACAATGTTCCCGATTACAACACCACATTTGGAATTGCATCTGCGCGTAGTAGTGCAACTGGTCCCGCGCCGTTTTTTTCGGCACACCGCCTGCGCGTAGGCTAAACGGACATTTTACCTCCAGCAAGTTGCCGTCGCTGCAAAGACCGTCAGGCGTAGCGCCGTACATGGTGCCGACTTCCTGAAACCCAATGTCCTCCACCTTCAAGCCCGTTTCCATTTCGAAATCAATTATCGCCCCGGCTTCACTGGCTTGCCCCCAACGGGTTGCCACGTTTCCTGTGAATTCCGATTCCGCGCCGTGATATTCCCTAACCATTGCGCGCATCACATCCGCTTTGGTTCTAAAAGGGTCAAAACCCATGATCGCGCCAACACTGCTTGCAGTGATCCGGCCCTTACGTTTCGGTGATAAAGGTGCCATTGTTTGCTTCCTCTCGTGCTTGTGTTACAAAAAAGTACCAGCGCCGCCCTCTGAATTCTCAGGGTAATCGGCTCGCACACCTTGCGGCGCTGGTGCTATCACCCCCTAAAAGGGTATTTCGCCATCGCTAACGGGTGGTTTGGCTTTAGGCGCAGGCGGAACGGCCCCCGTCGCTTTGCCGACTTTCTTGACCCAATTGCCCGACATATCAGACCCGTCTTCGGCCTTCATTTTCCAGACCTGAAGCCCTAACAGCATCGGCTTGTTAAGCAAGTTCACCGACAAGTCTTCATCGGTCGGCAGGGAACCGCTCTTAAATAAACCGCCGCCGCTGTTGGTATCAATCACAACCATCATATGTTCCGAAGACTTCCGTTTCTTTTCGGGGTCTTTGGCGCGGGGGTCGTCGTCGTCAATCCAGAGCCGTTGCGTGATCTTGCGGTTGTTGAATTCTTCCGGCTTTACCACTGTCCAGCGGAGCGCAACGTGTCGCGCCTCACTGCCTTTGGAGAACACCCATTTGGCTTCGTCAATAGCTGCCATAACGGTTGTACCAGCAGGGATTGGTTCCAAGTCACCGCCTGCCTGTTCGTATTCGGTAGTTTTGTATTCAGCATTGTTCCAAAAGCCGCTCATTTCTTTGTCTCCAGATATTGTGCAAGAGGGTTTTCACCCGCCGCGAATGGTAGGTCGGCGTCAATGCCAAGCCTGTTTTTGCTGATGTTGCTGGCCGTTGGATAACAGACCAAAGTGCGAGCGCCTGTTGTCAGCGCAATTTTCCGCTCGTCATTTCCCGTTGCTTTCAGGAATTGTTCCAGCCGGATAAACCCCACCAGATCCACGTCGTCAACGTAAGGCGGCAACGATTGCTTCTGGTTCAGCCTCAGCGAATACCGTGTGTAGGCATCCCCGTCTGGCGGCTCCAGCCTGTCCACTTCAGCATGGCCAATGAATACAACATTCATGCCTTTACGGTCCCGCAGCAAACCCGCTGCTTTACGCAAACGGCGGTGCATGCCACCAACCGCGTCAAACCCCGCTCCATAGCCGCCAAGCGCCTGTCTGATGCTCGGTGGGCCTTTAGGGTCATTCTTAACCACATGCTCGATAAACATGGTTTCCAGCTTGCTGATGCTGTCAACAACCAGCGTTTGATACTGGTGATCCTCTTGCAGCAACGCCATGACTTGCGGCCAGATATCATCCGCTTCGGTCATTACCGGAAACGCATCCGGTCGGCTTTTTTGCGGCACTGACATCAGCCCGTCTTCTGCCCTGATAAAGATTGGTTTGGGGAATGTTGCGGCTAAGCTTGTTTTGCCAAGACCCGCTTCCCCGAAGATCGTCGCAATTACGGGGCTGTTTGCAGGCACCCCTACCTGTTCTAGAACGCTCATCTGCGTCTCCTTTTTTCTACACTACGCTTGCCTTGTACGCTAAATATGTTTTATACGTCAAGTGTAATAATCAACCAAAGGCAAAAAAATGTTAACACTAGAGCAAATCAAACAAGCACTTGCCGACCGAAAGTTGGCGTTGGTCGCAGAAGCAACAGGGCTGTCCCGCGTCACAGTTTGGGGCATCTTAACAGGCAAACAGGACAACCCGCGCCTCTCCACCATGCTGGCGCTGTCCACCTATTTGAAGGGTGAATGATGCATAACGACTTCAGAGAGGCGGGTTACCGGGTGTTTGGGCTGTACGGCGCGGACGCTGATAACAACTGCGCTTGCGGAAACCCGACATGCCAAGCGGCATACAAGCACCCCATAGCTGCCAATTGGCAGTATACCCCGCAGTGGTCCGACGAGCAGTGGGAAACATGCCACCTCATGGGACAATTCAAAACGGGTTACGGCGTTATGATGCGCGGCCTATGTGTCATTGACATAGACCAGCGCAACGGCGGCGTGGCCTCCTACAAAAAGCTGTTGAAAGAATTCCCTGCCGTTGCAGGCTGTGGATACATCGTCAACACCGGGTCCGGCAAAGGCTCCAAGCACCTCTATTTCTTGGCCCCAGAAGACCAGCCTGCGATGGTGTCGGCGCTGGACAAGTTCAAAGGTATCGACTTCAAATCAAGTGGATTTGTCGTGGGGCCGGGGTCGCTGCATAAATCCGGCAGTCGGTACGAAGTCGCGCTAGGCTCGGTGCAGGACATTGACGTCATGCCCCCCGAACTGGTGGACGCCCTACGCAAACCGGAACATTTTCGCGCTGAAATAGGCGGGGTGTTTTCTGACGTTTCAGTGGAAGAAATACGTGAAATACTGGACCACGTTCCCAACGTAGACTGTGCGTATGAAGACTGGATACAGGTCGGTATGGGCATCCACCACGCTACTGGCGGCACAGGTCTTGAACTGTGGGACGAGTGGTCGCGCAAGTCCGGTAAGCACGATGACAGCCAAATGGAGTACAAATGGCACAGCTTTGGCAAGTCAATAAACCCCGTGACGCTCGGCACAGTGATCCATATGGCGGAGCAAAACGGATGGGTCCAATCGGTCACATTTGATGCGGATGTCACAAACTTTTCTGAAAATGTCACAATTGAAACCCACCAACTAGACACCAGCGGCATTGATCTCAACAGACCGCCCGGCTTTGTCGGGGACGTTACGGCGTGGATCAATACGCAGTGTCGCCGCCCCCGCGAACGCCTCGCCGTTGCTGGTGCCTTGGTGGCAGTGGGCAACGTCATTGGTCTCAAGTACAT